GCACCGAATCTCTTTAGAGCTATTACGCCAGTAGAATCAAATCGTTCTATATTTTTCTTCTTAAGGCCTTGCTCCCCTTGTAAACCCTCAGACGCGAAAAACTTTATCTTCTCTGTGAGAATAGAAAATCGTTCTTCTTTTGATAAATCAGCTCCTTCGTTCTCACCGCCAAGGAATTTATCTCGCTCATTGCCAGCTTCGAGACCGCCAAGACCGGAAAATCCACCGAAGATACTATCCCCAGGAAAAGAATCTCAGGAAGACAAGAAAAAAGTCGATGAGCTTTTAAAAGATTACGAGGCATTGCGTGGGGACCGTGGAACTTGGGAAAACCACTGGCGTGAAATTGCTGCAAGATTTTACCCGAACGATAAAGATAAATTCGACCAACACAATCAAGATTACTCTCAGGGTGAGAAGAAAAATATAGAACGATTTGATTCTACTGGCGTAATAGCTCTAAAGAGATTCGGTGCAATTTTAGATTCTTTACTGACTCCAAGAAATTCTTTCTGGCATAAGCTAGCGCCCAACAACAGAGAACTTAAAAAATCTAAAATTGTTAAAGATTATTTCACTGAGGTTAACGAGATACTTTTCAATCAAAGGTATTTACCTCGAGCAAACTTTACAGCTCAAAACCAGCTCCAGTATTTATCTCTAGGGGCGTATGGAACAGGGGCTCTTTTTATTGATCAGAACAGAGTTAGGGGTGGAGGTTTAAGATATAAGAACACTCACTTGAGTCAATTATTTATGCAGGAGAACCATCAAGGAATTGTGGATCGTGTTTGTCGGTACTTTAGGTATACGGCGAGACAGGCTCAACAAGCTTTCGGTGATTCTTTACCGGAATCAATTCTCAACGATGCTGAGAAATTTCCCAACAAAGCTCATTTCTTTATTCATTGGGTGTTTCCGAACGAGGAGATAGAACCATTTGCTCTTGACCATAGGGGTATGGATTACGCCAGTTATTACATTTCAATCACAGAGAGAAAACTTTTACTCACTGGCGGTTACAATACCTTTCCATATGCCGTGAGTAGGTATGAGCAGAGCACTGATGAAGCCTACGGTCGTTCTATCGCGATGGATGTTTTACCAGAGCAAAAGACTTTGAATGAGATGAAGAAAACTATGCTTAAACAGGGTCATCTCGCAACGGATCCAATTATTTTAGCCCATGATGATGGCATCTTAGATATTTACGATGGCACTCCTGGCAGTGTTATTCCTGGTGGCGTGAATAAAGATGGTAGACTACTTGTTCACCCTATGCCTGTGGGTCGGTACGATATCGGTAAAGATTCTGAGAAGGAAGAAAGGCAGATCATAAACGATTCTTTTTTAATTAGTCTTTTTCAAATTTTAGTTGATACGCCTCAGGCGACAGCGACCGAAGTTTTAGAACGAGTAAAGGAAAAAGGGATTCTGTTAGCCCCTACCATAGGGAGGCAACAGTCTGAGTACCTTGGTCCAACCATTGAAAGAGAAGTTGATTTACTATCGAGGCAGGGACTGTTGCCTCCTCAACCACAAATATTAAGAGAGGCCGAGGCTGAATTTCAGATCGTTTATGAATCCCCTATTAACAGGCAGCAGAAAGCAGAGTGGGCCACTGGAGCGATGCGTTCCATTGAAATGGCTCTCAATGTTTCTGGTCAGACGGGTGACCCGAGTCATTTAGATTATTTTAATTTTGACGTGATTGTTCCTGCTATCTCTGAGATAAGTGGAACGCCATCAACGTGGATGAATGATAAGAAAAAAATCGCGCAGTTAAGGGCAGCAAGGGCAAAGCAACAACAGGTCCAACAAACGATTGACGCTGCACCAGCTATAGCGGGGCTTGTTAAAGCACAGGGCTAATGATTAGAGGAACAAAAAATAGTATTAGAAATTTCTTTAGAAAGAAAAAGACCGCCTATGAAAATGTCTTTGATTCTAAAAACGAATTCACAAAAGTTGTTATGAACGATCTTGGGACTTTTTGTCATGGTGATAGACCTACTTTTAATAAGGATCCAATGAGGCAAGCTAACCGGGAAGGTCGTCGTGAGGTTCTGTTAAGGATCCAACATTTCCTTCGGTGGAGCAATGATCAAATGTATGAATTCTATAATGTTAAGGGGGAGTAATGGACATAGTATCATCTCAAAAAGCGGACGAAGACAAGGCCCAAGCCGACAGGTTAAATAAAGAGAGAATTAAAAAACAGAACAAGTCTCAAGATAAAAAGTTGGGGCTCCTTGATAAGCCTCTCGAGAAATTAAGAAATTTGGCAGATATCCAAAAATCATGGGTGGCCCTAGATAAGAAGGGTGAGAAATTAGTTAAGATTGTTCAGAGGATTGAAGCTTCAGCAGATAACTTAGTTAGTGGTTTGAATGAATTAAACATAGCCGCAGAGGAAGCTTTTTTTACAGCTCCAGAAGTGGACACCCCTAATTTTGCTGCAGGTCCGTTGGGTCCGGGGCAAGTTTGGTATTATTTAAAAATGCATTTAATAAAAAAAGGCTTAAAGAGCTTGGGGGGTGTCAGCAATGTGCATTCCGTAAGATCTTTTTCAGATAGCATGAATGAATCGTTTAATTGGCTTATGAAGCTTAGAAAAGGGGATCAGATCTATGGAACAATCAAGCAGCGAAAGCAACAACTCAGGGGACGGGAACAACAACGCAGGTAACTCTGGTGGGGGCGATGGAGGAAGTAATAATCAAGGCGGGTCTGGTTCTGGCGGTGATGGCTCTGTATGGTTTGATTCTTTTGACCCTGAAATAAAAAGTTACATACAGGCTAAAGGGTTTCAGGGTCCACAGGAAGTAGCGAAGTCTAATCTTAATTTAGAAAAATTGTTGGGTGGGGATAGAGAATCTCTATTAAGATTGCCGAAGGATTTTAGTAACGTCGAAGAGTCAGCTCCTTTTTGGAAAAAGGCAGGTATGCCTGATGAAGCAAAAGAATTCATTTTTAAAACCCCTGAAAGTTTAAAGGTTGATGAAGGGGAGATGAACAAATATAAACAATTTGCTCTTGAGACCAATATGACAAGAAGACAGTTCGAGCCTTTTATGGAAAAAGTTTTTGGATATCTTGAGGCTAAAGACAGGTCGATAACTGAGGCTTTCAATACTAGAGCAAAAGAAGACAAGGAGTCCTTAGAAAAAGATTGGGGCACGTCTTACGATGATAATAAGAACGTCGTCCAACAACTTGTTACCGGCCAAAAAATTACTGATCAGGAGTGGGCTGGAATAAAAGGACAACTTGGTGATAAAAGGGCTATGGAGATTTTTTATAACCTTGGTAAGGGGGCAAAGGAGCCTGACTTCTTTGGTGGTAAGGTAGATGGGTCAGCGGCTCAAACAGCTACTGATGCGAAGACACAAATTAAAAATTTGATGACCGATACTGATTTTCTCAGAAGACAACAGGCTGGGGATGTTGAAGCGAAAAGAACTTGGGATAACTTGCATAAGGTCGCGTTCCCTGGCGAAATGACCATATAATGCACTAGACCTAAAGAAAAAGTTTGATTTTTCATAAAAACGCGAGGAACATATAATCATCAGCAGACAACCTTTCTAGGCCTGCAACCTAAGAGAGTCTCCTAAAAGATTAGGAACAAGCTTTCAAATCCATTAAGAAATTTTAATTTTTTGGAGGCGAGCGATGTCTGTCAATATTCCCCAGCATTATGTGAATCAATACAATTCGAATCTGCAAATGAGATTGCAGCAACATGGGTCAAGACTTCGTGGCGCGGTTCAAACTGGCGGTCATGTAGGTGAACAGGCAAGCCCTGTTGATCAGATTGGCGCTATCACGGCCAATACCGTGGTGGGTAGGTTTAACCCGAAGACCAGAACAGACGCTCAAGTAGATCGTAGATGGGTTCTCCCAATTGACAAGGATGTCAATCAGCTCATCGACACTTTTGATAAATTAAAAATTCTTACAGACCCTGAAGGCATATACGTCCGAAACGCTGTAAATGCATTG